TTACACATGAACTATTGTTGCAATAAATTCAAAAGTTTGTATTCGTCTATATTCTTTTACTTCTGGATAATATTGTGTATCATAATCATTAGAAAAATCCATCCAAAAAATATATTTAACTCCATTGTATTCTTTAGACGTAAAAACTTTACTTATTCTTTCACCATTTACATAATCATACATAAGCAATTCTCTTATTGTTGCCGAATCTTCTTCTATTTCAGAAGCTGTGCTATAAACTAATTCTATAGCAACATTTCCTTTAATAGAAACATGTTGTGGGTCTTTCCATGTATTTATTCTTACAACGCACACTTTATAATCAGTTCCGTCTAATGTATATTCATCGTCGGCTGTTGGGTCACGAACTTCTATTTCCGGCAAATAATCTGTTAAATATTCAATTAGCTCATTTTTGGCATTTACGGAAAACCCAGAAAAAGAATCAATCATAAGGGATAATTTCCTCCATGTTGCTTAATATACCTTTTAGCCAAATTTACAAAAGTAACTCCAAAATAGTCATCACGTTTCATAGATTCTAATGCTTTAGACATATACAAAACACGTGGTGTAGGTTTACCATTAAACCATCTCCCACCAAATTCATGATAAGCAGCATAATCTTGTTCAGAAAAATTTAATGTTGTACCTAATCCACCAGCAGCAACAATATAACTTTGCCCATGTTTTGTGTCTTTAATAGAACGCACTCCAATACTTTCTTTTAAGGCACCTGTATCTACATGAACAATGTCTTTGGCTCTTTCTACGCATTCTTCTGCCGCCATTTGTGTAATAAGAGTAACAACTTTATCAAGATTCTTAAAATTTTTCTTTACAACAGAAGAATAAATATTTACCCTAACCACGTTTGACCTCTTCCAAAAATACTTGTTTTATGGAACCAAATGTAAGTATTTTAATAACTTCGTAAGCTACACCAGAAAATTCTATTCTGTCTTGTAAAATTGGTTCTATATTTGTTAACAAGTAAGATTGTTGGACTTGCTGCAAATTTCCCTTTCCATACTCTGTGATAACGCCTTTAAGTACAAAATAACCTTGCCCGGTTTGTATTAGTTCATAAATATTTTTTAGTCTGTTTTGTATATCTCTCTCACCAGTATTTCTATATAAACTAAAATACTGCTCACTATTGTCTATTAGAGCACCATAATCATCAAATATTTTTTCAGATAAAGTTTTTTCTATTGAAGATATAACTAAAACTTCATTTAATTCATTCAGGTCTGTCATAGTGTTAGCTCCGCAAAACTATACACTTCATCTGATGAATATTTTCTAAGCTCTATTGTGCCAGTTGTTTCATCTATATCATAATAATTCAAATATCTGTTTTCGGAAGTATAAATCAATTCCGAGTCTAAATATAGTTCATATTTTACAAAATATGTTGATTCTTCTAAGTCCCAAATAATACGTATTTTATTATTTAACAAAGATTGAATAGTTATAATAGGAGTTGATAAACGAAATTCTTCGTCCGAAAAATCTGATAAACGCTCTAGCCTTGTAATTGTAATACTTGTAGAAAGATTCTTTCTTTCTTCATCCGCTCTTTTTTGCCATGTACTTGCAATTTCAAGTAAATTTTTTGTTATTTTACTTCTGTCTGCTGTAATTCCTATAGCTAAAGGTAGCGGATAACTGTCTGCGTATTTTGTAGATAAAATCATAAATATTTGTGCAACTGATTCATAAATTATAAATGCTTTGTCTGAATTAAGTGTGTTATAATAACTTACACCGTTTGAATCACAAATATTTTTAACAACAGACTCAATATAATCAACAGTTAAATCGCTATCTACAGCCCATTTTCCAATATATGGAACAACAGCATTATACCAGTTCATATTATACTTTTCTCACTTTTTTATTCTTAACAAGTACAAGATAAGCAGAATAAGGAATATCCTTTATTTCCCCAATTTTTCCACTAATGATTGTATCTCCAATAAAATTTTTAGTGTCTTTTAGAAATTCAACTTTTATACTTTCTTTAATTTCTTTTTTGCTTAAATTAACTAACTCTGATTTTGTTGGTTTAGATTTTTCTATACTATTTTCTGTTTTCAGTAAATCTTTCATTCATTTACACCTCTAAAGAAATAGCCCCCATTTAAGGGGGCAAAATTTTATTACGTAGAAGCAGTTACGTCAGAACCCGTATAAATAAGCATCGTGGATTCTTCATTAACAAGTCCGCTACCCCAAATAGAGTACCATGCCAATTTTCTAATACGTCCAAAATCTTCAACGCCATTTTCTCTGAAAGAGAGCGGTTCGCGTACAGCAAAACCAACACCGTTGTATCCAGAAAATACAGCAGTAAGCAACGTATCAGAACCGGTTGTACCAGTAAGTGTAGCATCATAAGACCAAGTTTCTGTTGCATCAATAGCTTGTTTAACAAGCGGGGTAGAAATCAGTTTAATATTGTCAATTTGAGCAATTTCACCCCTCCAAACAGGTCTGCCAGCAGGATAATCTTTAACATAAGTCAATCTGTTAAATCTTTCCATATTGTCAGTTACTTGCCGTTTGAGTTGCGTAAAATGTCTGGGGTGAATAAACATAACGTAATATCTTTCTCCGTTAGGAGCAATAAACGGTCTAGAATGAAGTCTGGCCGCTCTTTCAATGATAGTATCGATCATTTCATAAGTCAAAATATCAGACGCTTCTACATGAGATTGCTGAGTGCTCCCAGTACCAGCAAATAAAGTATTAGAACTGTCGTAGAAAGAATCTCTTACTTCGGTATCCAAAACAAGACCGGCGTCTTCTCCTAAAGCGGTTGCTGCTTCCATAAGAATATCCACTCTTCCAGCTTGAATAAGAAGGTTAGATGCCGCAACAGCATTACCTCTTTCTCCAACAGTAATAGATACGGTGCTAGACTCAAGGTTGTTTGTCGGAATAGGAATATGTTCACTTAATGCTCCGCCTTTTTCCAAAGCACCAAACTTTACCATATCAATTTGAAGCCCTGCTTCTCTGTTCAAATCCTCTTTCTGTACAGCGGCCTGTAAAAATACGGTTTCAGGCATCGCCGCACGAAGTATTTCCTTAGATAAAACTTCTTTTATAACGTCATCAAGTGGAACATAACCAGTACCAGAATTTTCATAACTCGCGGTATTCATTGACATAATTATTTCTCCTTAAAATTTAACACAAACAATTAAACATAATTTTTCAAAAGTTTCATAATTTCAGATCTGTTCTTTTCATAGTCATCTAAAGACATTCCGCTTATTTTCTTTGCATTGTCCTCAATAAGAGGGTTTCTTTCTGTTGCAGGTACTTTATTTCCGGGCAATTTAGTTTTAGATTTTTCCTCAGCATTACTAAGACGTAATTTCTCTTCAACTTCTTTCAAAATTTTTTCATAAATAAAATTTGACTGTTTTGTTGATTCAACAATTTCATCTTCTGTGTTTCCTTTGATAAGTTCTGGAATTACTTTTCCATCAAAGGTGGATAAATGCTTTTCTTTGAAAAGCTCTAACTTTGTTTTATTTAACTCATTTTGCATTTCTTGTAGTTGTTTCACAACATCATCTGTCTTCTTACTGACTTCGTCAGTTGTAAGTTTCATTTTCTCCTCCGGAGAAAGTTCTTTTTTAGGCGAAAAAACTTCTGTAATTTGAGAAAATTTCTGTGAAACAACTTCTAATGATTTTTTTAATTCCTCAATTTCTTTTGATTTTTGAATATTTAATTGTTCCAAACCTTTAAATTGTTCTAATGAAACCGTAGGTTTAACTTCTGAAACCTTTTCAGTAGTGTCTTTAGACACATTTTCTTGTTTTTCTGTAGTTGTTACTGTCTTTTTTTTCTTGGAAGTATCAACCGTAGGTTGAATTTCGGAACCATTAGAAGTTTCACTTCTCTCCAAGGAATCCCCATTTGATTGTTCTTTTGTTTCTTCAATTTTTAACATGTATATCCTCCAAATTTTTCAAATTTTATTTAATAAAAAAGTTAAATTATTTCTAACACAGCAAAATTTGCTGAAATGGTAAAATAGAAAATGTTTCTAACAAAAGTATGAAAACATAAAATGTTTATTTATTTGTATTACCATTTTGGTTAAAAATGTTTTTATCTTCTTAGTCTTAGAGTATTCTCAGTGCATAAAATTTTCGGTTTTGGAAAATTTTTGCATAATAAAAAAGTGATTTTCTTTTTTATTATTAATAAAAACAATATAAATAATATATAAATAATAAATAATATATAAATAATAAATAATATATAAATAATAAATAATATATAAATAATAAATAATATATAAATAATAAATAATATATAAATAATATATATATATATATTAGTTCTTTATTACTTATAGTAGCTTGAAGAATTTTTCAACTAATAGTTGCATTTATTTCTATAAATCTACTGTTGGTTAAACTTATAGTTTAATTTTATTTTCTGGTGTTTTATTCAATTTTCAAAGAACATGTTTTTATAAAAATATAGACGTAAAACAGAGTGACTTTATTTCATTTCCGGAAAAATTATTTTTATTTTGATAAAATTTTTAAGATAACTTTTTGGAAATTTTTTATAGGTAGAATGTTGACATGAGATAGATACTTTTATTTCCGTTTTAAGGTACCTCACAGCCTCCGTGAGGCGTTTTAATATGCTTTGTGGTAAATTATACCTAAACGGTATGTAAAACGCTCACAGGGGCTGTAAATAGCCTTAAAACGAACGTTCTCTATAACAGGCTTGCAGACTGTATTTCAGAATTGGTATGGTAAGCGTAATAAAATGATATAGTTTACTTAATTCGATAACTATACCATATTGAACTTTTTGAACATACCATAAGTCTAAGTGTTGTAAAACATTTTTATGAGGTGGTATGTTTGAAAGCGAAAGAAGTTCTTAACCTACTACGTATCAGCCGAGCAACTCTAACTAATTATACTAAAGCCGGACTGATTAAAGTCACAGTGCTACATAACGGCAGGTATGATTATGATGAAAAATCCGTTTACGAACTTTTTCACGGAAATCTGGTAAGAAAAACTTGCATTTATTCCAGAGTTTCCACTACAAAGCAAAAGCTCGACTTAAATAATCAGATAGAACTACTTAAACAATTTTGCTTTACTAACGGGTGGACAGTTAACCAAATATTTACTGATGTAGCCAGTGGCATTTCATTTGAAAAACGCAAACAGTTCTTTGATTTACTTGATCTGATCGTCTCCGGCCAAGTTGAACGAGTGGTTATTACTTACAAAGACCGACTAAGTAGAGTTGGTTTTGATTTGTTCAGTCATCTCTTTAGAAAATATCATACTGAAATTGTAGTAATGTCTGAGGTTGGTAATGAAAAGCTTGATAAAGAAGAAATATTTGAGGAGATAATAAGTCTGCTACATTGTTTCAGTATGAAAATGTACTCGAAAAGGAAGACAGCCAAAATCAAGCGGGTATTAGAGGAAGATGATTCTGCTGATTAAAGTAGAGAAACATTTAATCAAAAAGAACAATCCGTTCTTTAATTTGATAGACAATTTCTGCTTTAACAGTAAAAATCTCTATAATGCTGCAAATTATATCGTTAGACAAGTGTTTATCAATGACGGGAAATGGGTACGATATCAAGCTTTGGATAAAGCTCTTAAACAGGATATGGAACATGGCGATTACCGAAACATGCCTTCCGCTCAGGCGGCACAACAAACTCTTCGGTTACTTGATAAAAACTGGACATCTTTTTTCAAGGCGATAAAGGCGTACAAAAGAAACCCAGAAAGTTTTTCCGGTAGACCGAAACTACCAAAATATAAGGAGAAAACTGGGCGGAATATCTTGATCCTTACCAATCAAGTATGCAAGTTAAAAGACGGCATTATCCATTTTCCAAAAACCTTCAACGGTTTTACTCTTGAAACGAAAGTAAGTAACTTGAATCAAGTACGTTTTTTACCAAGAGGTCATTCAATCAGTGTAGAGATTGTTTATGAAGTAGAAGATGTCCCACTGGTAGCAGATAACGAACGCTATTATAGCATTGATATCGGTTTGGATAACTTATTAACCGTAGTGAATAACTTTGGCGAACAGCCTTTTGTTATCGACGGTAAAGGTCTTAAATCGATGAACCAATACTACAACAAGAAGAGAGCTTTTTTGGCTTCTATCGCTAAGAAGATCAACGGGAAGAATACAACAAAACAGATCAAGAGTTTTACAAGTAAAAGAAACAGGAGAGTAGAAGATTACATGCACAAAGCTTCACGACTACTGATAAATCAAGCAGTGAAGGATAACGTTTCTAAAATCATAGTTGGATTAAACAAGGACTTTAAGCGGGAAATTAACATCGGTAAAGTGAACAATCAGAAATTTGTCATGATTCCTTTTGATTCCTTAATTCGAAAAATTCAGTACAAAGCTGCTGAAGTAGGCATTGAAGTGATTCTTACCGAGGAATCATATACTTCCGGCACGAGCTTCCTTGATGGCGAGTTACCGATTAGAGAGAACTATAACAAGAAGCGTAGGAAACACCGTGGTTTATTTGTCAGTAATTCAGGAATAAAAATCAATGCTGATGTTAACGGCGCATATCAAATTCTCAAAAAAGTATTCCCAAACGCTTTTGGCAATGGGATAGAGGGTGTAGGGTTACACCCAGTTGTTTTAACTGTATGAACAACTAACAATTATCTACTAAAAAGGAATATTTTGAATGTTTTAGTGGGTTATTGATAACCTAATAATAGCTATAAAGATGTTTTGAAATAAACAAGATTTATTTTACGTCTTTATACTGTTGGTTAAACTTTTTTGAATAAAAATTATTAGATTTAAACTAAAGTGGTGATTATTTTGGTTGATTCCACATGTTTTATTTATGAGCAAAAAATTTTGAAAGCTATGAAACATTCCCAAAAAATACTTAAAAAAATAAGTAAAACATACCCCGGAACAGATAAAATGGATGATTTGTGGAGAAAACACACTATTCTTTGGGAAGGTATACAAGAACTTTTTAAATTATATAAATTTTATCTTGACTCAGATAAAAAATAATTAGCTGATTTTTGGGTATTGACACACAAAAATTTTTGTGCTATAATACAGCAAATGACTAAAGAGGTGTCAATAAATGAATTTTTTTGAATCGGCTATTATTGGGTCTGGAAACGAAAATAGAATTTTTGAGAGTAATTATAATACGTTAATGTTTCTATTTTCTCGGTGTTTTTTAGAAACCAATGATTCACAAATACTTTTTTTAAGGAGTTCAGGATTTTTAGTGCCGGAATTTTTTGATACTATCTTATCTAATGATGATATAAAAAATTTGGAAAAAGCAAATTTAATAAAATTTATAAAAGATAGGCTTGTATTAGGAACTTGGGAATGTAGAAGGGGAGAAATTATATTTAGACTGTATGGAGGGAATTATGCAAGCGGTAAATAGTTCATTATACAAGGCTCTTATAGAAAAAAAGTTATATGTTTTTTATGTGGTATTAAAAAAATTATGGCTTGATAGCCAGCAAACAAAAAATAATTTTATTTACATAAAAATATCCTTAAACAATTTAGCTAAGATGTTCAATATTACAAAAGAACAAATGATAAATCATCTAAAAAGTTTAATAGAATTAAATTTAATTAAAGTATCAAAAATTAAATCAGAGGAAGATCAGTACAAAATAATTTTAGGGACATTGGAAGGAAACGAGGTGAGATGGTTTATGGATAAAAGCCCAGAAGAAAAAGAAAATAAACCAAAAGTTGCAAAAAAAGGTAGTGAGTTTATTGGAAGATATTCCAATTTAGACAAAACACCAGAGGATGTACCTATTGTTAGCTTACTAAGGGAAATGAATATTTTATTTTATGAAAAATTCAATTTCTCAGAAACAACAGAAATTTACAAACAAATGGCATGTCTAAAGAAATTAATTAAAAATTCAGAAAATCCATCAACAGGCGAAAAAATAAATTTAGGCACAATAAAAAATGCTTATAAATATGCTTTAGACAACTTTGAATTATATGGTTTGGATACAGTAACCTTACCGGCTTTTTGTGCATATTTTAATAGTATTTATACCGGATATATTAAATCAAGTAAAAAGCAACCTGTTCAAGAAAGTGTGAACGCGCTCAAAAGACTTAAAAAACTTGGGGTTTCAGATGAACAGTAGAATAATAAAATCAGTCTATGAAAGCAGATTCATACCAGAAAGATATTGGAACATATCATTTAAGAGCTTTGAGCAGTATGGTTTACCGGAATGGGATTCGCTTATTAAAAAATTAAAGAATTATGGTAGTCATTCATTGTACAAAAAAGGAAAAGGAATATTTTTATCTGGTGATTATAGAAGCGGTAAAACAGCCTTATCTATCGCATTACTTAAATATATTCTTAAATGTAATAAAACAGCTTTTTATTTTATACCAGTATACACTTTTTATGACTTATTTTTTAATGATAGGGATTTTTATGATTTTGTAAAAAATCAAGATTTTTTAGTTTTAGATGACTTCGGCAGAGAGTATAAAAAGAAAGAATTTTCAGGAGAAACATTAGAAAATTTTATTAGGTTCAGAATAAATGCAAATAAAGGAACAATGATAAATTCTAATTTGGGATTAAAAAATATAAAAGAGGTTTACGGAGATGCTATATATGAGTTGCTATCGGACATAGATGATGATTCAACACCTTTGTTTGAGATACTTCGTACACCTTAGATAGGAGATTTAGATGCCAATTTTAATAGGTAAAGAAGGAGTAAAGAGTCTTTTAGATGAAAAAGAAAAAAGTAAAACTAAAGAAAAAGTAGATTATGAGTTACTTGTGGAAGAAGAAGTAAATAGCACTAAAGTAAAAGAATTTGATACAGAATTTATTGCAGAAAAAATTATAACTTTTGGAGAGATGTTTGACAATATAAAACTTTATCCATATCAAGTAGAGATTGCTAGAGAAATTATTATAGATATTTTATTAAACAAAGGATCCGTTTTTACTGTAGAAATTGCTCGCCAGGCTGGAAAAACAGAAAGTATAGCTATTGTTATAAAAGCATTAGCCATTCTATTGCCTAAGCTAGCAAAGCTGTATAAAGAAGAATTGGGGCATTTTGAAAAAGGATTTAAAGTTGGAATATTTGCGCCAGAAAAAACTGTATCTAAAACACTATTTTCAAGAGTTTCAGATTCTTTAGAAAGAGACGAAGCAAAACCATTTTTAAGTGATGCTTCAATTAGTACAGAATTAAAATCAAAAAATCCTATTCAGCTTACAAACGGTTCGGTAATAAGAAACCATTCGTTGCTATCAAAAAACTTATTTTCTTATACGTATGATTTTATTGTTATAGATGAAGCACAAAAAATACCTAATGAAGAAGAAGTAACAGAAAATGTTTATCCTATGGGATCAGCAACAAACGCAACCATAACATTAGTTGGTGTTGCTGGAGAAGGCGAGTGTTTATTTTCTAATACAATAGCATCTAATAGAGTTTCTGATGAAAGAAAGCATTTTGAATTTGATTATAAGCATGTACAAGAATTTAATCCGCGCTATAAAAAATATGTTGCGCAGAGGCTAAAAGACGTGGAAGAAGGAAGAATAAGTAGAAATGCTTTTGATAGGGGTTACAACTTGATTTGGGGACACGAGAAGTCTTTATTTATTAACAAAGAAAGATTGCAAGGAATATTAAATTATAATTTAGACTATGTTTTCTATGACAAAAACCCAGATTCACTTATTGTTGCTGGTATAGATTTGGGAAAAAAATTAGATAGCACAGTTGTAACTGTACTTAAAAAAGTTACAATAAAAGAAGAGATAAAATTTCAAGTATTACGATGGCTTCAATTAGACGACATGAACTATACGGAGCAACGAATTAAAATAACAGAATTTTTGAGCAACTATCATATTGCAACTATTTTATTAGATAGTACAGGAATTGGTGAAGCTGTTGCAGATGAATTTGAAAGTTATTATTGCAATACAGGAATTTATATAGATAGGTTTGTTTATTCGGACAAATCAAAGGCTTTTGGCTATATGCAATTAGATTCAACTATAGACGCCGGATTTCTTATTATTCCATCGTCTTATTCTGTACAAAATTCAAAAGAATATAAAAGGTTTAAAAAAGATTGTTTTGCATCCTTATGGGTACAGCGTAAAAATTTTATGCTTGTAGAATCTTTGAAAAGCAAACAGAGAATAGAACATGATGACTACATAAACTCTTTAATGTTAGCTGTTTTATGTATGAACAATGAAATAGACAATAACTCAATAGAATCATTTGAAGGTTTATATTAGTTTGGAGGAAATTATGGATAATTCAAATTTTTTATCTATTATGAGAAATGATATTGATTACATGAACAGGAAAGCAAAGTGGGATATTTTTTGGTTAGCATATAGAGGAGTTTTCTGGAATAGACTAACAAACAAATACGAAGAGGATATAGCTGTAAATAATTTAAGAAAAGTAGTAACTACAACCCTATGGTTTTTATTTGGTGAAACCGGTGTAAAGCCAATTTTTTTAGATGAAAGCAAAAAATATCAGAAAGACGTGGATTTAGTGTTTCAGTATAATAATTTTGCTGGAATATGCTATGACATTGGATCAAATACCTCTATTTATGGTGATTGTTATATAAAAATTGGGTTTGAAGAGATGGAAGAAAATAACCCTTTTTTGAAGAGATATGGAATAAAAAACGGGCAAGTAAAAATAACTGTATTAAACCCATCTAATGTATACCCGCGTGTCAATGATTTTGATAAGGAAACCGTTGATTTTTTTGTTGTAGAATTTACAGATTTACGTGGAGAATATATGACAGAAGTTCATTATAAAGATCGTGTAGAAGTATACA